TCTCCGAATCGAATGGTTTTAACTTTCTCTCCCTCTTTAGCAACAACAACATGTGACTTAGTGGGGTGTGATGGAGTGCGTTTAGGTTTATTATAACCAGACACTCCAGCGTTAGTTAGCCTTGAGTCTTTTTTCTTCGGCATCAATTAAACTCCTCATGTAAAGAATAGCCATCTTTTTATTGCAAGTTATTATGATGACTTTACCATCTTTACTATAACCTACGTACTTATTATTTTTATTTTGGAATAACCTCAAAGCAATATACCGTTGTTGTACTGTTAGTTATCAGAACTGAAGACCTAATCTTCTCTTGTTCACAAACATCAAACGAACTATATTGACCTAAGATGTAGTGGTCTAATTTATTATTAGTAAACATAAACCAAACTAAAAACCACATTACCACTTCCCCTGTTTTACACCTAAAAAATACATTGCTATTATCAAAGCACCTACACCCGCTAATGCTACACAGATACCCACAGCCCAGTTAATGCAGTTATCTACAAACTCTTGTTTCTTGTAGACTAGTTCACGTTGTTCTTTACGTTGCTTCGCCTCTATCCTCACTATCTCTTCCCATGCACTAGGGCCGTAAGTCCAAGATATGTGTGATTTGAGTTCTTCTCTCATCTCTTTGAGCTTTTGTTTCTGTGACCATATCTCTAATGCATTGGACTGAGTATCACTGAACATCTTATACATTGGAGGGTTTTTAGCTTTATCTTCTAAGAAGTCTAAGTCGCTTACAGCCTTAGACCATTGGGAGACTGCACTAGTCATAGAACTGATTTCACGGCCTACGGACACAGCTTTCTTGATGCCATTGTAGGCTGTGGTTGCTGCTGCCATAGCTGTAAAAGGATCAATCATCTACTTTGCCATATCTCTGTGGTCACGGTTAATGTAACGTAACTCACTTTCTATAACAGCTACCCTTTGTTTGAGTTTATTAATCTCATTGATAGCGGAAGTCATAGATGCAAGCTCATCCCATAGTTCTTCTATGTCATCCCATACGTATTGTATTTCTACACCATTACCTTCAACATCACGTTTAAGATTGATGTTGTCCTCAATAGCCATACGTGAACCTAGTTGGCTGACAGTTTCTTCTAAGTTGGATATAGTAGATGCCTGTTGAGACACCCACCACACACCACCTGCAAGCTGAACAGCCATAGCTAACACAAGGGCAATAGGAAGTTTAATATTATCCATTGTAATTACTCCTTGTTAGTTCTACTGTTTTCCATCATATCACGAATTGATTTAATGTTTTCATCCATACGACCTAGGGTCACTGCCTGAGATTGCATTATAGATGTTAGGTTGTTTATCCTTACTTCATGACGACTAAGGTCTCTAGAGTTAAGTTCAATTGCACTTGCCAGGCTCGAAACATACCACACTAAGGCCCCTGTTTGAAAGAGGATACCCACTAGAAATGATATAGATACACTTTTATTTTCCATTACTTTGCAAACCCCGCCCCAAAGTATAAACCTACAATGGCTGATACAATGTGCGTATCAAGCGGCGTGATTACAAAACCTGTAGCAGACTGCCATACAATTTGTTTATCTGGTCCAAACAAGAAGTTCCAAAATCCACCCTGTACTTCTGTATATCCTACGAATACAGGAACTTCTGGGTACCATACAGCTACTAACTTAGGCAGTACAATAATAGAGATCACAGCTGAAAGGGCAATTATCCTACGTGTCCACGCAAAATGTTTATCCTTCGATCCGTATTCCCGCGCAGTGTTAACTGAACCTATAAGTAGTCTTTGTTGTTCTGCTTTATTTTTATTACTCTGACCCCAAATAGACATCACCCCACCTAAGACGGTGGAGAAAAGCATTGTAATCAGTTCTAAAGGTAATCCAAACATCTCTCCACCTCCTCTTAGTTATACTTCACCTGCAATCATAGCTCTTGCAAGAGTTGTTATTTGGTTGAAGTCAGGACGCATTGGGGGTTCAATACCCTCTTTACGAGCCTTGATATCAATCTCTGCCCACTGTTGGAAATGCTTATCGATAGAGATAGCTAACTGTTTAGTGTTATCATCTACAGTGTTCTTAGATTGTGCGTTAGTAAATGTAACATTGGCTTCGGCCAGTAATGCATCAGCTTCTGCTTTACGTTGAAGTAGAGCACTATCCTTTTGGTTATTTTCAGTTTGTTGTTTAACAGTTTCTATAGCTTTCTGTTTAAACTCATCTGTAGTGTAATCTTCAAGGTAATCGTTACTGTCAATACCCATAGATTCTATGAGCTTTGTAGCTAAGACAGCAGGAGCTTCTGGACGAATTACAACACCCTGGCCCTGGCTGTTAAGGCCTGGGAGAACTGTACCACCAAGCATCTCAAACTTCTTAATCATATTTGCATTTGAGTTTTCACCGATATCAAGGAACACTTCAACATCCATACGAGATGGGAGTGACATGATATCTATCTCAGCAAACACACCTTGGTAACTAAACTTGGAGTGAGTCTTTAAGCATTTACGCATTGTTTTATACACACCTGTGCATAGACGCTTCATACCTGTTTCGGCAAACCTACGAGCAATGTGTTGGATACGTTTTTGAGATGCAGATTGAACTGCAGCTAATTTCTGTTCACTGTTACCAGAAACGTACAGAGAGTCATTGAGACCCTGTGCAGCCTTGGACATCCCAGTTGCCTGCTCTTTAATTGTCTGTAAGTGTGAGAGCAGTGGTACAGTACCTGAGCTAATTGCCTCTGGAGGCATTGAGGATACAGCACCATTAGGATTACCGTTAGTTGGTATGATTTGTTTTGGTCTTATATTTTGAAGAGCAGAAAAATCAACAACGTTTGGATCAGCAAGCTTTGGTGAATAGTTTGTAAGATATGTATTTTCAACAAACCCACGAAGGATTGCAGTAGACGCTAGTGTTGATGAGCGAGTGAAGTCAGCAATAGACAAACCATAAAACTCATATGGGATATCGATGGGCGATAGACACGCAATTGGTATCATGTCTACATCACATTCATACAAGACTGTATCACCTGCAGTTATGAAGTGCTTAAGCTCAGCAACCCCATCCCCATCACGATCAACATTAATCCAACACTCTGTGATTGTAACTTCCCGATTCGCTTCAAGGGCAGTCACATCGTCAGACATACGACCTTGGAGATAGCTTTGACCTGTTACTAATTTACGAGCTGCAATATCTTCTGCATAGCTTCCATTACCATCCCAGCCAGTGTCATCTCCAAGCTCATCCCACTCGTCTTCGTTGATACTGTCTGCAACATCCGGCCACATTTTACGTATCTCTGAGCGAGTCAGAATTGTTTGAACACCTACGAAACTTGCGTCATCTATTGACTTAGCATCACGAGAAATCCTAAAAGATTCTGGTGGAATGTTTTCAATCTTCACACGAGAGTTATCATTCTTACGACGAATACGGACATCAACATAAACCAATTCAGCATCCTGCTGTCCGGTCTCCATGTTTAACTCACCTAACTCATTTTCATAATTTAGGTTACCAATGATCTCAACTCCTTCTTCAGCAAGGAGGATATCCAACTGGCCCTGAGAGATCTTCTCGTATTCTTCAAACTCGTACTCATAACCTTCTACATAGTCCCACCGAACTACACCATTCTTCCATAATAGAGCACTTTTTATCCAAGTTTGGATAAGTTCCCACCCATTATTCTGTTTAAATATGGCATAATTAGTAACCATTGAGGCATCCCTAGCACTCTTAAAAGAGCCTGGAGAATTGTCATATGGTACAAATCTAGCTAATTTACCATTGTTTAAAAACAAATCAGACAAGATTGCAGTATATGCTTCTATTGTTTCGGTAGTAGACGTGTCAACAATACTAGATACACCCTGTGGTGCTAAGTGATCTGCAGCAACTCCTGCAAATTCATACGTAGACCGTTGACGTTCCCGTGTCATGTCAGACGAGTTTAACCATTCTCCTGTAGAGTTTTGGATACCAGTCTCAATCAAATTGATTAGACTGTCATCAGACACCTTTTCTTTATACTTATTACCAGCCATTACAATGAACCCCTACCTGTGAGGATTTTTTTAGTGTTTGCTAAATTTGCGTAGTCATAGTCTTTACTACCAGCTTTTACAATGTCTTTTTTCTTTTTAGGTTTAGGTTCTTTCTTTGGCTCGACTTGTGTTTCATTAAATCGCATAGCTCCCTCCGTGGGTCTAACTAACTAACTTGGGGCTATGCCCTATGAATTGTAGACAGTCAGTTTTATATCATGACTAGGATGACGCCTGCCCAGTGTTCAGCTATAGTTGGTTGATGCCCAAACTATACGGTAGCGAAATTCCATCTGCAGAACAACGTAACGAGTGAGGTTGTGTAACCTCGTGGCGTAGCACTTTGCGTTAGTGCCAGACGAACTTATTCTTCTTCAGTTAAAACAGCATTAACAACAACTGCCGATCCTGCAAGGACACCAGCACCTGTTGCAACAACATTAGCATTGGTGTATGCTGTACCTAAGATAGATGCACTGCCTGTAACCCCAGATGATACTGCGAGTGGTGCAGCAACAGTTCCCACTGAGAGTCCAATAATCATTGGATCTACTACTGGTTTAGTTTGGGGGGCTACACTTCCAGTAACCGCAAGGGCCATGATCAACCCGATAACAATATTCATTTCAATACTCCTCAAAAATTAAGTGGTGGTTTACCTGCCGCGACCACCAGCGCGTTATGAGGACAATGCAGGAATCTCTATTCTCTATAAGGAACTTAGAGAACTTTATGCATAACCATAGTATACTTCGAGGCATTTATCCTCATGGTTAATAGACACCATATCGAGTGGTATCCTACCTTGTATCCAATACTCTAGCACTTGACTATGAAACTCTTCTTCTAAATCCACTGGGTACTGTCCTCTTCCCAGTCTGATATCCTCTCTTTCCATGAAACATTCCTTGTGTTTAGACGATCCCAATGTGTGCGTAACACCTCAGCACATATGGCGAGGGAGATAACAGTATCATCATAGCAACCAGGTGCTGCTTCTGTCTTTCCACTAGCGGTAGAGATGTAGTCCTTTAGTTCTCTAATCAGAATAGGTGAGGGGATCATAATATCCTCATTGTCTATTAGGTTCTTCAGGTTCCCAATGATCACAGGTTTAGATGCAGAGGTTGTCCTGAAGCCTAATCTCATACCTTCTTCGTTAGACACATTAGCTATCTTAGTTTGTTTGTACAGGTTTAAATAGCCCATCTGTTCTAGTTTCTGCAACGTAGCAATGCCCATTGAGTTAGACTCGACAGCTAGGAAAGCATTGTTATAATATCTACCTAAGTAGAACAACAACTCACCCCACATACTAGGGTCAATGCGATTGTTACGATATACAGCTACAATTTCATATTTATTATTCATAACAACAGCAGCACTATAGTCTTGACCCACCCCTAAAGAGACATCAGCCCCAATCACATAGGGTTCTTCCCATTTAGGGTAATCATATATAGACAGGTTACCTTCCCTGTTATCATCAAACATTTTACTAGATGGATCCCAATCACTACGCTTTTGTTCTGGACGGGGTACAAGAGAGTTTAATTTATCAATGTCAAACACATTAGCACCAGACACAATAAATGCCTCATCCGCTGTAGCAGGATACTCCTGTTGAAACTTTAACTTACCACCCTCTGCAATTTTTAATCTGCGCCAATACAATTGATCATTATCTAACCCATAGTTCTCTACAAGGGTTTCTTCTTCAATCGTTAACTCCATTCCCTCAGGGGCTGTACGCCTATACTCAGGGGTTATGAACCAAGGTAGAAAGATTGGTAGGTATTCATTCTCACCAGCTACAGCACCCTTCCAGAGCCTGTAGAACTCCCCTTGAGCACCATTAGCTGTAGACTCTAGGATAACCTCAGTGCCTGGTGCTTGGGATATACCTTGGAACAAACCAGCCAATATCTTCTCATCATGAGTCCAAAAGGCTACTTCTGATAGGTGAGCAATCGTTGGTGTAGTTCCACGACCAGCTTCCGGAGAACCCGCTGTATACAGACGATAAGAGCCAATAGCATCTTTATCATTGTAAGCAGGAGACTGTATCTTAATTTCTTTAGCATTAGATGTAATCTCCTTAGGTACTAACTCACCCTGCATATTCCTAATCAAGTTCTTAGACATACTAAACAAGGCATCTGATGTAGCAGAGTCATGCGCCATAACCACTGATCTAGAATGAGGTGAGAAGTATGACTTCCAAAAGACCCTACCAGCACAGTAAGTGCTGATACCTTGTTGTCTAGCCTTTAGGATAATAGCCCTAACCATGCCAGTTTCTTCTTGTTGTTCTACGAGA